GAGGTGCTTTCCATGACGGACAGACAGAAACAGCAGATCATACGCCTTCGGAAAGAAGGCTTCGGATATACGGCGGTCGCAAACAAAGTCGGGATTTCAAAAGATACGGTCAAGAGCTTCTGCAGGAGGAACGGGCTGGCAGGGGAAATGGCGGCGGCCCAGGAGGGCAGTGTTCAGGGATGCCGGGAGTGCGGGAAGCCCCTGCAGCAGATGGATGGCATGAAGCCCCGCGTGTTCTGCTGCGATGAATGCAGGGTGAAATGGTGGCATGAGCATCCAGAGAAAATAAAGCAGAGGGCGGTCTATTCCTTTACCTGCGCCGGGTGTGGGAAGCCGTTCACGGCCTACGGCAATTCCAAGCGGAAATACTGCTCCCATGAATGTTATATCAGGAACCGTTTCAAAGGCGGTGATGCCGGTGAGTGAAAAGGAATTCCATGCAGAGCTTCGTTACCGGATGTCGCTTTCCGTGGCAAAAACCATGCTTGAAAAGGGCATTATTTCCGAGGATGAATATTCGGAAATTGATACAATACTGCTTGAAAAATACCGGTCAACTTTGGGTACATTATTAGCCGGAAAACCCTTGATATAATTGCGGTTTGGAGTGATGTATAGTAGCGGAAAGGAGTTGGTTTCATGAGGAAAATCAGCAAAATTGAGCCGATACTCCCTGCCCTTCCGGAGCGGAAAAAAGTGGCCGCTTACGCAAGGGTGTCGCAGGACAGCGAGAGGCTCATGCATTCCTTATCCGCGCAGGTAAGTTTTTACAGCGCCTACATACAGAAAAACCCTGAATGGGAATATGCGGGCGTGTACGCTGATGGGGCGGTCAGCGGGACCGGTACGGAGCAGAGGGATGAATTCAACCGCCTTATTGCGGACTGCGAGGCGGGAAAAATCAATATCGTGCTGACCAAGAGCATATCGAGATTCGCAAGGAACACGGTCGACCTGCTGGACACGGTGCGCCATCTGAAGGAGATCGGCGTGGAGGTGCGGTTCGAGAAGGAACACATCCATTCGCTTTCAGAGGATGGGGAGCTGATGCTTACCCTTCTTGCCTCTTTCGCCCAGGAGGAGAGCCGCAGTATTTCCGAGAATGTGAAATGGGCAATCCGCAAGGGCTTTGAAAAAGGAAAGCAGAACGGGAACAGGAGGATTTACGGCTACGAATGGGACGGGGAGAAATACGTCATCGTCCCAGAGGAAGCGGAAAATGTCCGGCTGATGTTTGAAAACTATGTAAACGGCATCCCACTGGAGGACACGGTGCGGCAGCTTAAGGAAATGGGAGTCAGGACGCTCAGGGGGTATGAATTCACCAGCGTCCAGATCACCTACATCTTGCAGAACGAACGCTACTGCGGCGATAAGCTGCTCCAGAAACGTTTTGTGGAGGATCATATCAGCCACAAGGAGAAAATGAACGAAGGCGAACTTCCCATGTATTATATCGAGGACTGCCACGAGGCAATCGTGGACAGAAGCACCTTCCGGTGGGTGCAGGAAGAGATCAGGCGCCGGCGTGCCGAAGGGCATACGGCACAGCCGGGGATAAAAACCTACTGTTTTACAAACAAGATTTTCTGCGGGGAATGCGGCCGCACTTATGTGAGGGCAATGCATCATTATAAGGTCATGCCTCCCTGTGTTTACTGGACCTGCAAGACCAAAAAGGCAAAGGGGGAATCCTGCAGGAGCAAAAACCTCCCGGAAGAGGTACTGAAAAAAGCCATTGCAAAAGCGATGGGGCTGCCGAAATTTGACGAGGCGGCTTTCGTGGAACAGGTGGAAAAGATTATGTCCGTAGAGCCGCGGGACATCATCCTCCACTTCCGTGACGGGAGAACGGTGCGGGAGCCAGTCATCATGAAGGGGTATAAAAAGGAACATTATCCGCCGGAGGTGCTGGCATACCGTGCCGAGCAGATGCGGCTGAAACAATTAAGGGAGGAGGCAGAGGCATATGGCAAAGATAACAGCGATACCGGCAACGATTGACCGCTATTCGGCGGCTCCCATAAGCGGGCTGAAAAAGCGGAGGGTGGCGGCATACGCCCGCGTTTCCACCGACCATGAGGAGCAGCTCACCAGTTACGAAGCGCAGGTGGATTACTACACGAATTACATCAATGGGCGGGACGATTGGGAATTTGTATCCGTGTACGCGGATGAGGGCATAACCGGCTGCAATACCAAAAAGCGCGATGGTTTCAATAAAATGGTGGCGGATGCGCTGTCCGGCTCCATCGACCTTATCATCACCAAGAGCGTGAGCCGCTTTGCGAGGAACACGGTGGACAGCCTGACCACCATCCGGAAGCTAAAGGAACACAAGGTGGAGTGCTATTTTGAAAAGGAAAATATCTGGACATTTGACGGCAAGGGCGAGCTGCTCCTTACCATCATGTCTTCACTGGCACAGGAGGAGAGCCGGAGCATTTCCGAGAACTGCACATGGGGGCAGCGGAAACGGTTTTCAGACGGAAAATTCAGTGTGGCGTTCTCCAATTTCCTCGGCTACGACCGGGGCGAGAATGGGGAACTGGTGCTGAACGAAGAACAGGCGGTCATTGTCCGGAGGATCTACGGGCTGTTCCTGCAGGGCAGGAGCCCTTACGCGATTGCAAAGCTGCTGACATCGGAAGGAATACCGACGCCATCCGGTAAGGAAAAATGGTGCGGAGCCACAGTAAAAAGCATCCTCCAAAACGAGAAGTACAAAGGGGACGCGCTCCTGCAGAAAAGATACACAGTGGATTTCCTGACCAAAAAGAAAAAAGTCAACCAGGGGGAAGTGCCGCAGTTTTATGTGGAAGGGAGCCATGCCGCCATCATAGAGCCTTCCGTGTTCGATGCGGTGCAGAAGCAGATGGCGGTCCGGCATCCGGGGAAGAACCGGCACAGCAGCGTGAGCATTTTTTCAAGTAAAATAAAATGCGGGGACTGCGGGGGCTGGTACGGTTCCAAAGTGTGGCATTCCAATGATAAATACCGGAAGGTGATATGGCAGTGTAACCATAAATTTGACGGCGGGGAGAAATGCGCCACGCCGCATCTGGAGGAAGCGGAGATCAAGGAGCTGTTTTTGAAGGCGACCAACATCCTCTGCACCGAAAAGGATGATGTCATTGCAGATTTTGAAGCCATAAAAGACACAGTTTTTGCCACAGCAGGGTTGGAAAGGGAAAAGGCTGATCTGCAGGAAGAGATGAATGTGGTGGCGGGGCTGATACAGCAGTGCATAAATGAGAATGCCCGCGTGGCGCTTGACCAGGCGGAATATCAGGAAAGGTATAATGCGCTGGCAGACCGGTTTGATAAAGCGAAGGAAAGGCTGGAGGCTGTCAGTATGGAGATCACGGAGAAACAGGCCAGACGGGAAATGGCGGAGCAGTGCCTTGCGGAGATTGCAAAACAGGAAGGCGTGGTTTCAGAATTTGATGAAGACCTTTGGTACGCACTGGTGGATTATGTGACGGTTTATGGAAAGGAAGATGTGCGTTTCACTTTCAAAGACGGGACGGAAATCAAAGTGTAAAATCCTGCGGTGACGGGAATGCCGCAGGATTTTTCATACCCTTTTCAGATTTAAACCCTCCCCCACAAGGCAAAATCAAAAAGTATAGCAAAATTAAAATGTATAAGGCAAAATCGAATTGTATCAAAGACGGTAGTCCCATAGAGGCCATCGTGGATAAGGAGACCTGGGAGCTTGCCCAGAAACTGCGGAAGACGCCCCGCCGCCACGACACCATTGGCGAGGCAAATCCCCTGACCGGGCTTCTCTACTGCGCCGACTGCGGCGCGAAGCTGTATAACCACCGCTCACGGGGAAACGCCGCCAAGCCCTATCCGTCGGACTGGTTTGATTGCTCCACCTACACGCTGACCCGACAATCTCACGACAGTGCTTGTAGTAATCACCACATCTCCACCAAGGCTCTGCGGACGCTGATCTTGGAGACAATCCAGGCGACCAGCACCTATGCCATCTCTAACGAGGCGGAGTTTATCCGGAAGGTTCGGGCGGCGTCCGAAGTCCGGCAGGCGCAGGCGGCGAAAGATTTGAAGCGCAAGCTGAACAAGGACAAGCGGCACTGTGAGGAGCTGGACACCATCATCAAGAAACTGTACGAATCCTACGCGGTGGGGCGCATTGGCGAGAACCGCTTCGACACTCTCCTTGCCGGGTATGAGCAGGAACAGATAGCGCTCCGCCAGTCTGTCACAGAGGCAGAAGCGGCGCTGGACAGCTTCGAGCAGGACACCGCCAATGTGGAACGGTTCCTCGCCATGGCGAAGAAGTACACGGATTTCTCGGAACTGACTACGCCCATGATAAACGAGTTCATCGAGAAGATCATCGTCCACGCCCCGGAAAAGATTGACGGCGACAGGACGCAACAAGTAGACATTTATCTGAAATTCATCGGGCGGTTCGACCTTCCCGCCCCGGAGTTGACGCCGGAGGAAGAAAAGCGGCAGGCTGCCTTGCACAGGCATCGGGTCAAGAGCCAGGAACACTATCAGAAGATGGGAGTGGACACACTGCGCATATTACAGGAAATCAAGAACAGAAAAGGGAAGCTCACGAGAGGGAGAAGTCCGATTTTGTCGGAACTTCCATTTTGCTATGCCAAAAGCATTATAAGCCTGCACAAAAAGTTCCACCACTGCAC